TGAAACTCTGCGGCACCAAGTTTCTTGCGACCAATATACGCAGCAAGCGCCTTAGGATCGCGCGAACCCTTTGCGCTCAACGACTTCACTAGCTTGTCGTATTTCGACATACCCATGCGCAGAACTATAACCTACTTACCAGACTCTCGAAGTTTACGAGCAAGACCAGAAGCCCACGACGCGCCAGCATCGCCACCCCACGCTTGATGCGCAACATACCCCGGAGTCTCCTTACCCGGAGTACCCCACCCAGGCTTACGATCTACCGCGTGCCTGCTGAAGAATGAGTGCATACGCATCACATGATCACGAGTCAGTGGCGATCCAGCCGCGATTTTTCGGGCGCGCGTAGCAGTAGCAGGCTCAAACCCCCCGCCAGCCTTGCCCTTCGCTACGAGGTCTAGGCCTCGGCGCGCAGCAGCGCGAGCGCCAGCCGGAGGAACAAAACCATTACTACTCATGCGAAAAGAATACATGCTACGGTTGCGTGGCGGCTAGGAGAATCTAACCCTCACCCGCTCACTCGCGGATCTCCTAGCCGCGCCCAACAACAAATCGTGGCGCGCGCTTCTGCATTGAGGCCTCCACTACTGGCTTTGGTTTTTCGGCAAGACGAATTGGTGATTGTGCTTCTTGCTGCCACACCGCTTGCGCACCAGCCATAGCCATCACAAGGTCGTCGTGACAACCCTCATCCGCTTCTGGGCGCGGCTCCTTACCATTCCGATCCCTGAATACGAACGTCCGCAGCTCGTCAATCAATAGTTCACTCTTGATCCGACCCGGCTCGTCACGAATAGCGGCTTGCATCGCGGCGAGCATCATTGGTCGAGTCGCCGCAGTCGTGTTCCACCCGAGTGTCTGATCCATCCGCGCTTTCATATGGATCGGATTGCGTGGTCGCCAGATATGCGGATACCCCATCACGTTCTTCAGCTGGGTAAGTACCGCTGCTCCCGGCCCGTTACGCTCCACGGCCAGCATCGCATCGTTATACAAGCGCCCGAGGCGCGCCAAGTCGTCTGCGAACTCGTCAACATCCGCGCGATACCTGATTTCAGCGACTTGCTCGCCATTATCAAGGCGCAAAACCTCCGCAACCGAGTAATCTGACCCCGCACCAGCACCAATGCGGGATTCTCGACGCTCATACTCGTCAAAACTCACCGATCCAGCCACATCAGCAAAGATTAGGTAGCGAACACCGGCTTGTGGTGTCTCCCACATGCGCATTCCGCCGCGAGACTCCTCATAAAACTCAATCCGACCACCAGGAACCGGCATTCCACGCACAAAACCACGCTTCTTGTGTGGTATGGCGGCCAGATTGTCAAGAAAGTTGAAGAATTGGCGGCCTGTTGTCTCACAAAACTCGCCCAGAACACGAATCTTGTACGCCGCAGAGTCCTCACCCCACTGCTGCTTCGCATCCTGCACCCATTCTTGCGTAATCAAAGCGCGCTGAGCCTCTTTGGACACGCGCTCATTGGTGAAACACGGCGCATCAAAGGCGCTCATGTGGACTGGGTACCAGCCAGAGTCTTTCTGGAACGCTTTGTAGAACGTTCCGGCGGGTCGAGTCGGGTTCCCAATCAGCAAAACACGCGCCTCGTCGGCGGTAAGGAAACCTTCCGATGCTTCGTAGATTGCCTCGTCAATACCAGAAGCCTCGTCTACGACGAGCATCATGCGGGGAGAGTGATGACCCTGAAAACGCTCCGGCTTGTCCGTCGAAAGCCCCATCGCGAACCAGTCCGAGCGCACTTCTAGCGAAGACTTGAATATCTTGCCAAAAGCATCCTTGCCACCAGGGATCTTTGAGTGTCGCACGGCGATCTCACGCCACAAGAGCTGCTCAACCTGACTCCATGTGGGCGCGGTGGTGATGACGCGGCACGGGCCTTCCGTCATGAAATCCAGCACAGCCGTAGCCGCAGTTGCCGTCTTACCAACACCATGACAAGAGCGAACAGCGACACGCTTGTGCTTACGAAGCGCCTTTAGAATCTCGCGCTGCTTTGACCAGGGTTCGAAACCAAATAGATTCTTGGCTTTCCACACTGGGTCAGCCATTTTTGCGCGCAACTCTAATGCGGCACGATCCATCTCGTTACTCAATGCTGATCCACCGATCCACACACTAGGGGATGGATCATTGGATCACGCAGCATCATCAGGCTCAACCACGACCTCTTCCGCCTCAACCTCTAGCGCCTTCTGCGCATCCTCAATAGGAATCTGCGCCAACTGCATCAACGAAAGAGTCTGCGGCCCAACCTCATGCTCCACCACCTCCTGCTTATGAAAGCCAAAGCTACGTTCGAGCTGCCACGCCGCAGGCTTCCAATCACCCTCCTCCACCGCCTCATTCATCACACGAAGATTCCGCTTCATATGCTTCTTCCGCGCCTCATAAAACCGATCCGAAAACTCGACATACGAAGGCTTCTCACGCAAACGCCCACCACGCAATGCTGTCACAAACGTATGCTCCGACACGCCAAGCACACGCGCAATCGCAGACTCAAACGCGCCCAGGCTCGCCATCTCAATAGCCTCCTCCATCTGCTCCGCACTCAGCTCGCTAGGAGTCACACTATTCCTATAAGCACTAGTCAAAAAAGCAGTGTCATCAAGACCAAACTTCTCAATCCCAGTCTGCTTATCCTCACGCTGCATCTTCAAATCAGCACGCTTAGTCACGAACGCTCCAAACCATCAAGACTCACATTGATACCCGTCAACACTCTAAACGACACCCAAGCATCATACTCGCACGCCGCATAAACCACCACCCTGCCCTGACCACCATCAGCGAACCAGCAACGAAACACCCACGTAGACCACGACTCGTACTCCACACTTGCTACGATAACACTCGATCCGCCTCAAAAGCGGAGACTTAGCCCGTCAGAGGGGCACTGGACTAGTCGTCACTCCAGCCCTCACACAACGAGCCGACTAGTCGCGGGTGACAAGCCAAGCTCGCACTCCCGCACAACATAGTGCCAATCCCCCAGTGAGGGGGGGGAAAGGGGGGGGAGCAAAAACCTCGTGCAATCACACCACAAGGTTTGCTGCATTGATTGATCAACAAAGCAACAAACCACCCGCACAATCGCCCATTAAGAAAACATACCCAAAAAACAACACGCCCTCCGTCTATTCAACATGTGCGCGCGAGCGGGGGGTTGGGTTGCGGGTGTTCTTGGAGCTTTGGCGATGCTGGTGCCTGGCGGGTGCAGGGTGTCGGGGTGCCACCACCACCACCACGCGCGAACCTCGAATCCCCGCGAGAGACGGAAGGCTTTCGTGCATCCTCTGCGTTTGGGCATAGAGAAGCCCCGTCGCCATTCGTTGCGCGACGGGGCTAGGTGGGTGCGGTCTAGCTGGTAGGGGTGAGCTGATGCGCTGCGACTAGCTGCGCGTACTGATCCGCAATGCGCGCGGCGAAGGCTTCCACGGTTTCATTGTCACCGATGCAGATAGCGTAGGGATCGTGGGGGAATTGCGGGGTGCCGTCGTCTGCGTTTGGGGTGGCGACGTGGAAGTATTCGTCACTGCCTGCGCCTAGCTCATCACGGCTAGCTACGCCGTTATGGTAAGCGCCTACGCCGACAAAATAGGCGTAGTCTCCGCCGTATGTGTGCGGGTCGTCAGTCGCGGGGATATCGTCGCCAATGCCAATGGTGGCGCAATTGCCGCCAGACATATACAGGTCTGCGTTGATGCCGCGAGCTGCGATGCAGTCGCGAAGGTGACGCATATCTATCAGCTGGGTAGGGATGCGTCCGGTGCCGACGCAGGCGCTGCACATGTAGCGGGTGCCGAATACGGTTACGTACGTGCCGTCTGAGCTGTAGCAGGCATCGCACTGTTCCCAGTTTTTGAAGCGGTTCATTTAGAGAGACCTCCGATAGTTGGATTACGTGCGTATTGTCGGCGATGCGGGTGAGCTTTGCAAGTGGTAGCGCTCAGGGATTGCGAGCTGGGTGGGCGCGCGATTCGGGCGCGCGAGCGTGGCGCGTTTCAGCAGCAGCGCAGCAGCAGCAGACAATGCGAAAGGCACCCCGCTAGGCGTAGCCGGGGTGCCTCTATCGTGCGTGGTGTGTGCCGCTAGTCGCGTTTGGCGGGGAGGTACAGGAGGGCTAGGAGGGGAAGCGCAGGCCCTACGATTAGCGCGGTTAGTTTCAGGGTGTCGATGAGGTCAGTCATGCCGTACCATTCGGCGCGTCGTGGCTGATCCCTTCCACGTGACGATTGCAGGTCTCGTATGCGTGCTGCAAGCTGGGCAGGTAATCCTCGACCCACGTGCGCACTTCGCGTTCCACGTCGCTAGCGTAGACCCACGACGCGCAGCGGACTACGTGCCGCGCGCGGAAGTCCTTAGCCGTTCGCACGATACGCACGTCGCCACTCTCAGAGAAGCGAACGCACGTTACAGCGTCGCCGTGCCCTTCCCACCGCTGCAGCGTGCCACGCCTGCTACCAGGCAGCGGGGTGAACCCTGCGAAGCGAATTAGCGCGTGATGCGCGCCAATGGTAGCGGCGGTCATGCCTGCACCTGCGCTTCACGATTGCGCCGCTCAACTGCGTACGGGTTCAGCGCGTCGCTGATAGCGTCGCGCGACTGATGCACCGCATAGTAAAGCTCACGAATGCTAGTAAATCCTTTATCAGTGCCACTGCCGACGAATCCCGGCACGTCGTGGATATGTCCCGCGTCAGTGTCTCGACATACATAGCGCAGCTGCCCGTATGGGCTAGCCATGCAAAGCCCTTGCACCTGCTCAGGCGTGCATACGCCCATGTTTACTAGCAGCCCCGCGTAAGAGGCTAACACACTAGCCACGCGCTGATGCGTAATACGTTCGGTCATGATTCCTCCGATAGTTAGGGTACCGATAGGTGCAGTATGCGCGGAACTGCGGCGGAATGCAAGTGCGAACGCCTGCCAAATGCGAACGGCACCCCGGCTATCCTAGCCCAGGGTGCCGCCATGATTCGCAGCAGCAGCGCAGCA